AGAAGAGGTTTATTAAACCCAGCAACACCCGCCCTACCAAGTCTTGAGTCTTTAGCCATTATTGTGATTGCACTGAGTATAGTTTAGCTACACCGCTCGTGTAAGCTGTAATAATCAATCTTATAGTCTGACAAGGAGTAAGCATCAGCGCATAAGCATCTGCTGTTTTACTAGTCATATCAGCCTGGTTAAACCATGCAGCATCAGTAGCATAACTAAGCACAACAGTATCTTCTGGTTCATCTGGTGAGACTTGCACTGTGTATGTCATTGCTGCTGATCCAACAAGATCAACATACAAGCCAAGACCAAAATCTGGCTGTCTACTATTGACCCTAAGAGTCTTAGTGGAAGCACCGCCAGAGGAACTTGAAATAGCTCCAACCGTACTACTGCCAGTCATAGCCGCAGACACCGTTACACCAGTAACTGTTTTAAAATAATACACTGAGAAAACTGTAGCACCAGCACCATGACCAGTAAGAACGTCTGAAATTGTTTTCCCATCAGCATCTGTTCCAGCGATAGTGTAAGTAATACCTGTGTTAGAACTAGCACCAGTAATGGATATTTTCTGTGCCATTGCAATAATTGCAACACCACCCGTTACTACAGTTCCATCTATAGTCAATGCACCAGCACTTGCTCTGGTCTGGGATGTACATACCGCAGTAGCACTATTCGTAAGTGCAACTGTTGTTACTTCTAAATTACGCATGATGCCTCCGCTAAAAAAGAAGGGGGTAGTGTTACCTACCCCCGATAGTTACTATTAAGCGTCAGCAGCAGGTAACAGATAACCAGAAAGGTCAGCAACAGCAGTGGCTTTGTTTTCAAAGAAGCCAATTCCAGTTGTTGTAGTAACCAGAAGCTCACCAGCAGTATCTCTATGATTAATCATATTGTGATGGATAGAGCCTGTAGAGCTAAGACCAGTATCCGTTACGACCAACAAAGGGTTAGCTGTGTTGAATCGCTGAAACATATTTTCTTCGCATACAAAGTTGGTCAGATTTTTACCTGTAGCACCTTTTACAACGATTGGAAGATTGTTCGTATTAACACCCAAGTTAGAGTAGTTATTATTTACAGTTAATCCGTCAATATGACCGTTGATATTGAACATTGATTCTGTAAGCAAATCTGGCTCGACCCACTCACTGTCAATCATTGCCATACCATCAGCTTCGTTGTTTGTTGTGCTTGTGCTAACAATTGACAAGAAGTTCATGTTAGTAGCAGTAGCTTGTATACGACAATCTTCAATCAAGAAAAATTTAGCTGTAACGGTAAACACTTTAGTTATGTCAGCAAAGTTAGCTGTAAATATCATGTTTTTAAATGTTACGTTAGCACCACTTACTGCGATAGAGGCAGTAGCAGCCGTACTCAACGTAATGGTAGGGCGTTTGTTACCAGTGCCAAGACCGATAATAGATACACCACCGTTTGCTACAGAAATGGTAGCAGCAGCAATAACGCTTTCGGTATGACCAGGCATAACCATAACAACATCACCACGGTTAGCTTTGCATCGAGTAACAGCATAAGCAATGGTAGCGAAAGGTTTTTGATAAGTGCCAGGATTACCATTAGAACCACCTACACCGCCATCAGCGAGGACAGTCGTAGAGTTCACAAAGAATACTTGACCAGGATTGGTCACATTGATTGGTAAACCACGGATAGTAAGACCAGCGGTAAAACCATTTGGATAATTTGAATAACTCATATTTTCACCATTGAACCCAGTAGGGTCTGTTAAGAAATGTCAAGGTTGAAACATAGGGGGCTTTTACACCCCCTACGTCATTACGGATTAAGCTCCGTTAGTTCCAAACACACCACGAGCATCATCCCATCCGTAGGAGGTACGATAGTCGGCTTTGAAACGAGCATTACCAGAGGTGAATGCGTTGTCTTGACCGAAACGTACTTTTCTACGCCAATAGAATTTCAGACCATTAGGTGCATCTGTGGTAACAAACCATGCGTCATCGTCAGTCAGGAAGGGCGAAGCCAACCAGCCATCTTTGAACAGGTTCATATCACGGACTGCGTTAGTAGCATTGTTAGCACTGTCATTCTGCAATACAGAACCCAAGATACGCTGTGCATTGAATGCGTTGTTGCCTGATCGTACGATCAAACGTTTTGGCATCAGTGCAGCAGGTAATCCACGAGCATCTGTGGTTTGCATGATAAGAGCTAAAATGTCTTCCAATGATGCTTCTGACAAATCAGCATCAACAGTCAAACGGTTCTGGTAAGTACCACCGCTTGGGCCATTGCTGTGAGATGTAGAGAACAAGGAAGTGCCATCACCGTCAGTCATGACGTAAGCAGTATCAAAGCCATTGTTCAGAACGCTGTGGGCATCCAGTTCGTTAGTGATAGTAGCAGCACGAGCCAGAGCTTTTGCGCCATCACTGAACTGATTGTACAGTTCGTCATCAATCGCTTCTTCAGTAACGATAAAGCCTTTAGCCCAAGTTGAATGGATATACTTAGGTGTAAAGCCCTGTCTACGAGAATCAAAGGAGATATCATCACCTTCGTCTTTGTTACTGAAACGACCAAATCCTTCCATCTGGACATTTACTTCAAATGCCTTCTGGCTATCTTTGACCATGAAGATTTTATCGTACTTGGGTTCGTGTTCTGCAAGTTCGTTCCCAAAAATATTGCCAACGCCATCTTGGAGAAGACGTGGAATACTACCACGAGTAATAATTGTACTCATTGTCTATCTCCTTAAATGCCAGTTGCGCCCAGTTTGCTGTTGGTTTCATTGACTCGTACCATAGCTCGTGAGCCAAGTACGCCATCAGAACCTACAAGCAGACGGACGATAGTTAATGGAAGGGTTGCTGTAGTAGCACGACCAGTGAAGTTGGCTTTCATGTTGCTGACAAAGATTGAGCCAGAAACAGTACCAGCAGTAACTACTGCGGGACAGTTAAGACCAACGTCAACAGCGGTGAATGGGCCATTAGCCACGTCAACAGCATACACAGCAAAAGCATCTGTGTTTACAGTCAAGTAACCAGCAGTAGATGCGGGTAAGTGAGTGTAAGACAGAGCTTCGCCAGCAAAAGTTGGACGAACGCCAGTGACTACGCCAGTGTTACCGATGTTAGCAGTGCCGATATCGACCTCTGCATAACCATCAGTGAAAGAAGTGCCGGTCAGAACGACCAAGTCACCTATTCCGAGAACGCCAGAGTGAGATGCAAGTACATGGAAAGTTTTACTTTTCCCTGTAATGTCACCCTGTGCCTCAGTACCTACAAAATTAAATCCAGCCATTGTAGACCTCAGTAAGTTAAATGAAAGAAATACCCTTACGGGCAGTTGTCTCAACTAACTGACGCTTTTTCTAAGCGTTTAGTGAGGAAAATCTCTAAATTTGGCTCTATGCCTAAACTATAAATTGCTAAAAGCAATTTGCTGCTACTAGATTACAGTAGCAGCAAAGTCATTGTCAACTATAAGGATTATCTGACTCAACTCTATCTAAAGATGATTCGCTTCCTTCGGCTCTTGTTCTAGTCGGTGCATATTCATTGACTGCGAGTTTAGTTTGCTCACCAAGCATTTTTTTGTTCTTTTCCTTCTTGGCATTTTGGTCATCTGTCCTGAATTCACGCTTAAGCCTCATCAGGTACATGGTACTGCTGCCAGAAGGTCTGGTTATACTCCCACCAGAGAAATCTACACACATTTCATAATCAGCATTCTGTGCAGAAGTAATACGACCTGGACGATTACTTACCTCTGAAAACCAGCGGTAATAAAAGTGATCCAAATCAAATTCATAATTAGGTACTTCAAGGTTTAGCCCTTGCTGCATACCCCTTCTGACCCGTTTAGCAGGTTCGTTAGGATTTCTGGCATCACCAGACTCAATACCCATTACAGCAGACATCTCAGCACTTACATTGGATGCGGAAGTTCTACGTCCTCTCATTTTGACCCCCTAGAGTCAGATACAGCCTTCAGGAATTCTTTATCGTTCTTCCAAGCATCTGGCAATGCAGCCTTCAAAGCAAGCTCATCATTGGTTAAATCAGCCATACTTAATGCCCTAGAAGGTGTCTTAAAGCCCTTGTTTCCATGCCCTTTTTCAGTGTCAGGAACACTTCTTTTAGGGGTATTATCAGGATAACTAGCCTTTAATTTGCCATCTACCATAGATAAAGCAGTGTTATCGTCCATTCCTTGCATTTTAGCCTTCTGATATTCGTGTCTTGCATAGATAGACTTAGGAGATTCCTCAAATATCCACGCATTACGGGTATTCCAGTCATCCAGATCGGTATTTCGTGCAGGAGCTTGCATACTGAGGTTGGCAATCTGCTTGTCGTAGCCTTCAACAGCCTTAACATCACCATTTTCAATAGCAGCTTTACGAAAATCCCTGATTACTGCCTTCTGAGCGTCAACAATCTTGTTAACACCAGAAAGTCTCTCCTCAATTTCCCTGTCTTTGCTTTTTAACTTACCAATAAACTCTCCACGAATGTTAAAAGCCTCCGCAGATATCCAATCTTCTGCTGCTTTACCGGCTTCATTCCATTCTTCCTCAGATACCCATCCACCGCTTCTTGCTTTATCTTCTTGGCGGGTAGCGTATGTTTTAGGGAGCTTTACTTCTTCCTTTTCCTCTGGTTCTTGAGCAAGTGCTTTCAAATCAATTTCTTCTGAATCAGCCATTGTCTATGACTCCAATGATGTGTGTATCAGGAATGTAACGGAAGTTGTCATAATCTTTAACAACCGATTTCTTGCCTTCAAATTTTCTAAACTCTACCCTATCTCCAATGTTTACTCCCCATTGGACATGGGCTGGTTTTGATTCATCCTTACAACCTTCCCATCCTGAATAAGCAGTAGGGCCAACAGCCCGTAAAATGCCTTCTTCAGTAACAGATTGTTCTTTCTGTGCGGTATCTTTAGTTAATAAAATACCGCCAGCCGTTTTTTCTTCTACTAACTGGGTTTCTACTAAAACGTAGAATCCTACTGGTTTAATCTTCATTGCTTAGTTCCTCGTTACGAACCTCTACTGGTTGCCAATACAATAGAATATCTATCATTTTCCTAGCACCTTCTCTTTGATGCGCTAGTGGAATGGAGCTATCTACTGATTCTGGCAAATCGTCCTGTATCTGCTCAAGTAACGCTAATATGAGATCGTTATGCAGTCGGACGGTAACGGGGTCACGTTTCCACTTGTTGTAGTGGTCTCGTGTAATGAGGGTACGTTCAGGAATTAAACTAAATAGCATCTCTAGCATCTATTGCTCCTCTATTCTGCATTTGCAGATCTGCATTTGCAGATTATCTACCCGCTATGGGTTCTGTACTTCTGGCATTGCTTGTTGATTCATCAACCCTTGTAAATTATCAGGCACTGTGCCTGGTGCTTGTGGCTGCATCTGTGGTGGCATTGGTGGAGCTTGCATTGGTGGCGGCATTGGAGGAGGCATTGGTGGTGGAGGAGGAGCTATAGGTTGAATCCTCTCCATAGGATTAATGCCATAGTTCATTATCTGTTTTTCAGCCATATCTATTATTCCAGAATACTTGTCAATCTTATTCTGGGTAGATTCAGTTTCTGCTTCTTCAGCCAACTTGGTAGCTCTAGCCAGGCTTTCAATATCAGTGACTTTAGCAGTAAGAATCCTAGACTCGATCTCTTTGCGTTTAGCTTTAGAGTCTTCATCCAAACGGTCTTGCTCACGTTTAAGTATTTCAGTCTGAAGTTGTGCTAACTGATTGGTTTTTTCTTTCTCAGCAGTCATTTTCTGGATAGCTTCTTTGTCTTTTGGACTCATGGAGCTTTCTTCTGGGTATATTTGGTCTAACAAGTCAGACCCGATAGCCTCAAAGAATCCTTTGATAATAGGAACAGGATTACCTCCAGACTGGAGAACCATAGGGACTTGTTCTAGCTCAAGTGCAGCAGTTTGAATTCGCTGTACACGACTGCTCATCTCAGCACTAGCAGAGGGTATAATCTCAACCATATCAGAATCAAAGTCAGCAATAGGGTCAGCTTCTGGATCGTCCAGAATATCTTTATACAAATCAGGATTAAAAGTAGTTTTGTTAATCCTGTACAGCACTTGGAATTCTTCAGTCTGTGAGTCAATAATCCGTTTAAACAGCGCATTAGTGGCTGTCATTCCTTCCTGAATAATAGCCAACGCAGTAGTAGGAGCTGTGCTTGCTTGAATCTGACCAGACAAGTCAGCTACCGCCAAGAATGTTTGCGCTCGATTGCTCATCTGCTGGTTAAGAGCCAGCAATGCCTGGCTAGGTTCTTGGGTAGGATTTGGAAAGATACCCTTTGCCAATTTCTCAGCAGGAACATCCGTCTTGACGTACTGACCCATCTTCAGCCTAGTGACTCCGTTTTCTTTCCTGAACTCTTTAGACAGTATTCCACCGCCTACATTGTTCAAAGTACCTCGGTCAGTCAGTTGATTAGTGGTAGCGTTAATTGCTTGGGTCATTGCCCCGAGAACATGGGCATAGCCCAGATCAAGGAAAGTGCCATCAGGGGCTGGTATAAATCCATACTTTGTTACGTTTTGGAAAGGGATTACTCTAACGATTTCAAAGTCTTCTTTATTGATTTTAGGTTTTGCTAACCCTAAAAAGCTCATCATTCCATCACCACCAAACCCTTTCACTACGTCTTGTTCGGTAAGTCTCATCGCTTTAGGCAATGACATAACCTTTTCGTTATACTTAACCATGATGGAGTTTTCATCAAACCGAGCAACAATCCTGACTACCTTGCCTGATTGGTCGTGAACCGTTATCACATAAGGTTCTTCATACCCATCACCGTCTAAGTCATAAAAGCATTGCTGCTCAATAAACTTCTCTGGATTGTCAAAACTGTTAATTACCTTCTGTTCTTCGTTGGAGAATTTATCGCCTTTACGGTCTACACCTTCTTCGTATTCAGAAGACTCATCTTCAAACATTTCAATATCCAGCCATTTCCCCGAACGAACTCGCTCTTCTATAGCATTACGGGAGAACTGCATAACCTGAGAGAAAGAACGACAGTCAGACATAGACTTGGTAGCTTGGTTAACAACGAAGTCAGGGTAAGTAATTACAATGGACTCACACTTATCTTCAAGTAAATCAAAGACTACTTTCTTAAACGCTGTTCCTACGTTAGGCAGTTGATAGAATAATCGAGATTGATCTCGTCTCCAGCCACCCATCCCATAGTTAATCTGATAGTTCATTACTTCAGAAACACGCTTCATGCGTTCTTTCTTTTTACCATCCTTGTCTCTACCGATAGCTTGTACAGCCAATAAGTTTTTATTTTTCAATAACTCAAGGGTAGCTTTATCACCAAAGCGTAACGATGCTTCAGTCAGGATAGGGTCTTTGTAATTGGAAGCCCCTTCCCAGGGCGTTGATCGGGTATGGTATTCTTGTCTCATCAGGTCGATACCGTTCTTCACAGCATCCAACCAATCAGTCATTGAGGTGAGGTCTTCTTCGTACTGACGTTTAACTCTTGATCCAATAGCCTTGAGAATATCTTCATCAAGGTCATCAGCAATATTCATCTTGCTTATGTAATCGACT